ACGAACAGCGAGGGAACAGCGAGAGATTGCTGTTATGGGCGGCAAAGCAAGCGGGAAAGGCGGGCGAAGAAAAGGTGACTTTCGAAAGAGTTTAAACATGCTTTTGACTGCCGAAGTAGACAACGAAGAATATAAGCCGGTTCTAGAGGCGCTCGGCGTAGAGTGCACTTTGGAATCGGCTCTTTTAATGGCACAGATTAAAGCGGCACTGGCAGGAAACACAAAGGCAGCGTATTTTGTAGCGCAGTATGCAGGGCAGAGTGGGCAGACGGCTGCCGATGATGAAGAACAACGCATACGAACTGACCGAGCCAAACGTGCAAGAGACCAGGAAGTCGGCAATGTGGATACAGGCGATGAAAATGTCCAAAGTTTTCTTCGGGCAATAAAACCGGACAAAGAGGATTTGGACAATATTTTTGATGAGGGCAGTGAGGAAGATGGCGCAGAAACGCAAGAGAATAGCAAGGTTTAAATTTCATCCATTTTCGAAACGGCAGCTGCAGCTTATACACTGGTGGCGGCCGGCGTCTACAGTTTCCGGTAATGACTTTGTAATTGCTGACGGTTCAATCCGTTCCGGAAAAACGATTGCCTGCATTATAGGCTTTCTTACATGGTCGCAGGAAATGTTTTCCGGAGAATCGTTTATTCTTGCCGGAAAGACGATGGGGGCATTGAAAAAGAATGTCATCCGCCCGATGCTTCAGATACTTGAAGCCTGGGGATGGCCGTATACATACATTCGTTCAGGAACAGATGCAAGGATAGAAATAGGTGACAATGTCTATTATTTATACGGTGCCAATACCGAGGCAAGTCAGGATGCATTACAGGGCTTGACTGCTGCCGGTGCTTACGCCGATGAGGCAGCATTGTTTCCTCAGTCCTTCATAGACCAAATGATAGGGCGATGTTCTGTGGATGGCTGGAAGGTTTGGATGAACTGTAATCCGGAGGGACCCCATGCTTATGTCAAAGAAGAATTTATTGACAAGGCAAAAGAAAAGAGAGTGTACCGGCTGCATTTTATGATGGATGATAACTTGACGCTATCCGTGCAACGTAAGGAAGCATATAAGCGCGCATGGAGTCAAGGCAGCGTGTTTTATAAACGTTTTATTTTGGGTCTGTGGGTGGCGGCAGAAGGATTGATATACCAGCAGTTTGCCGACCATGTCAAAGACTACTTAATCGGCAAAGAATGGCTTGAGGAAAAAGATGGGAATGGACGGTTAAAAAATGAAATTGCATATGCGGTCATAGGGGTCGATTTTGGAGGAACGAAGTCGGCTCATTCTTTTACCCTTACAGGATTTACAAAGGGATACAAACAGGTTGTTGTTTTGGATGAGTATTATTGCAAAAAGCGTATCAATCCGAAACAGCTTCAGGATGATTTTATAGACTTTGTAAAACGCGCGAAGCAAAACTATAAGGTTTATGAAGCCTACTGTGACAGTGCAGAGCAGACACTTATCGCAGGACTTGAAATGGCGTGCATACAGGCTCATGCGGGCATTGAAATTAAGGATGCGATTAAAGGCTCTATCAATGACCGAATCGCATTCTACAACAGCCTGATTGCGCAGAAACGGTGGAAAATTATGAAGCACTGCACGCATATCATAGCGGCTTTTGAGAATGCCTGCTATGACGATAAAAAGAAAAACATGGATGTGCGTCTTGATGATGGTCTCATGAATGTGGATAGCCTGGACAGCACGGAATACAGCACAGAAAGTGTGCAGAATGAGATTTTATACATTGCGGCATAGGAGAGTGAAACATGAGTGATGAAATACGCCAATATTTGATTAAAAATAAATATAACACGGCATCAGATAAAACATACACGCATATCAATGAATGGCTTGAGTGGTACCAAGGCGAAGTGGAAAAATTCCATAAGTATAAAGTTTTTAATGGCGCATCTACAACAGAGCATAAGCGTTATACGATGGGAATGGCAAAGAAAGTCTGTGAGGACTGGGCAAATCTGTTATTGAATGAGAAAGTCGCCATTAAAGCGGGCAGTTATGATGAGCGGTTACAGGAAATTCTGAATAATAATAATTTTATTGTCCGGGCAAATCAGCTTATTGAAATGACTTTTGCACTTGGAACGGGGGCATTTGTCGAATACATGGACGGTGATGATATCGTCATTGATTATATCCGTGCAGAGATGATTTATCCGCTGTCGTGGGATAACGGAGATGTTACAGAGTGTGCGTTTGGAAGCATACGCGTGATAGATGGAATCGAAGCTATTTATTTACAAATACACCGGAAAGGAAAAGCAGAAGCCGGGGAAGATACAGGGCTTTATTACATCGAAAATAATTACATTGATAGGAAAGAAGGTAAAGAACTGGAAACTCCGGAGGGTGTACTTCCGTTGGTTTCCACAGGATATGATAAGCCGTTATTTCAAATTATTATGCCGAATATCTGCAACAATATTGATTTGGACAGTCCGCTCGGCATCTCTGTTTACGCAAATAGTATTAATCAGTTGAAAGGCTGCGATTTGATTTATGATTCTTATGTAAATGAGTTTGTGCTTGGGAGAAAGCGCATTCTTGTGCCAATCGCCGCCGCGAGGATTCAAATGGAAAAAGACGGAGTGTCCGAGCCGGTGTTTGATGCTTCAGATACAGTGTATTATCAAATGCCGGGAGACCGGCAAAGCGATTTAAAATTGACAGAGGTTGATATGTCGATACGGTCACAAGAGCATGAGCTTGGCATCCAACGCAGCCTCGATATTTTGAGTTTAAAGACAGGCCTTGGTACCGGACGTTATCAATTTGATTCTTCCGGAGTTAAAACAGCCACAGAGGTTATTTCTGATAAATCTGATTTGTATCAGAACCGTCAGAAGAATGCCATTGTAATTAATACAGCACTCGTAAATATGGTTGCTGCTGTCTCATTTCTTGATACAGGGACGGAAGTCGTCGCCACTATAGATTTTGACGATTCCATTATTGAAGATACGAATACAACGATTGATAAGAACATCAAGCTTGTCGGCGCCGGCCTACGGTCGAAGATTACTGCTGTTATGGAGATTAATAAATGCGACGAGAAGGAAGCGATAAAAGAGCTGGAACGCATTGCGGAAGATAACCAGATTACAGGACAGGATGTGGACTGGACAGATATGGGCGACGAGAAGGACGATGATGGTGGAGAGGAAGATGGTGAGGTAAACAATGAACCTTCTGACAAACCAACAGGCGGCGGAGACTATTGACGGCGTTTATAACGACCTTGAAGCGCGTCTTATGCAAAATATAGCAAAGCATTTGAGTGATTGGAAGCAGACGATTGACAGTGACAGATGGCTGATTCAAAAACTTGCGGAAATCGGAAAACTGAATGAAGAAAATATCAGGATTATCGCTGAAATGTCCGGGCTCAGTCAGACTGCTGCGGAACGGATGCTGAACGAAATGGCAGAGGTGGCGCTGAACAACATGGAACCCGGATTTGTGCAGCTTGCCCGGCGTGGATTGATAGGTGAAATTGTAGAGGTCTCCAAAAGCAAGAATATAAAACAAGTTATGGGACATTTGCAGAAGCAGGCGAAGGATGCACTTAATCTTACGAATACGACAATGCTACATAAAGCACAGGAAGCTTTTAAAAATCTTGTACAGGCTACGGCTTCAGAAGCAATAGAAATTATGAACCATAATACCTCGTCAGTAGTTGCCGGTGCGGAAGCAAGGGGGCAGGCGTTGCGTAAAACAATAAAAGCTTTCAATGATAAAGGTATTACAGGATTTGTGGATAAGCGCGGCCGGAACTGGACACCGGAAGCTTATGTCAATATGTGCATGAGAACAACAGCCGGAAGTGTGGCGAATGAGATTCAGACAGCGCGTTGCAAGGATATGGGCGTGAATTTAATTCAGATAGATGCCCATGCCGGCGCCCGCCCTAAGTGCGCAAAGGACCAGGGAAAGATTTTTGATTTGAATGATGGCAGCGGATATATAGAAGATGCCCGCGGAAGAAAAATACAGTATTATCCGTGGAAGTCGTCAAGTTATGGTGAGCCGGATGGTCTGTTGGGAATTAATTGTGTACATCATAAATATCCTTTTATTCCCGGGGTAAATGTACAGCGGTATTTTCCTACAGATGATTTAGACGCAAACAATCGACTGTATAAGCAAACACAGGTACAAAGGGCGCTTGAACGCGATGTCAGAAAGCAAAAACGGGAATGCATGCTGTTTGATGAACTTGGTGCTCAAGACGCATTCGAGGAAGCTGCTGTGAAGCTGAAAGTAAAAGAAGCGAAGCTAAAAGACTATGTGAATAAACATGAAGATTTACATCGCAGAAAAGACAGAGAGCAGGTCGTTGGGTTTGATAAGAGGGTATCTGCGGAAGCTATATCGGCAAAGAAATACGTTGATAAGTATGGTTCGGTTAGGTATAATAAAGACGGAACAGTAATTGTGACAGATGATTGGAAAAACAGAAAACATGTATCTATTCCAAAGGAATATAAAGAGAATGCGGTGATAGAAGTTACGGAAAGAAAGGGCGATACGGTACAAATAAACCGTACTTTTTATGATTCCAAGGGGAAGATGTACCAGCAAATCCATACGGGGCCTCATGGAAATTCGAAAAATCATCCATATGGAGAAAATGGAGAACATAAGCACGAATACGTGTGGAATGAGGATGGTACCTTGAAGAACCGTATAACCACTGATTTAACAGAGAAAGACAGAAAGGAGAACAAAGATATCTTATGACGAGAAAAGAGTTTATAGATTTTGCCTTGATTAACGATATTTCTTTTCAATACAAAGGGAAAGAATATTATATTTTACAGGGGAATAACTCCTGTATTTGTGGAGAATATGGAAAAGAGGATTCTACAGTTGTTTTTGATAAGCATTCAGATGTTTACCAGAACATAGAGGATATGTTAAATACTTGGAACATAGAGGGAACACCATTAGGAGACCTAATTGGGAAAATAAATTTGAATTGATACCACCAGTCATATCATTGACCGGTGGTATTTTTATACCCATTTTTAAGAAAGGAAAGGTGAAAAGTTATGAAATTTACAGAAGCATTAAGAGAAATGAAGGAAGGTAAGAAAGTAAAACTTCCGTCGTGGGGTGGTTATTGGTATTGGGACAAAGAAAAACAGACAGTAATGATTCAGTGCAGACCACAGGACTCTGATCAGGGAGATCTTCTTGATATCAGAAAAACACAGAGAGTTGAATATACTCTTTCAAACGTGGCATCTGATGAGTGGATTATTGCCGATGAAAGCAATTGTCCTGTGCTTGGTGGAGAGGCTACATTCAGTTTCGGAGAGGCTATCAAGTACCTTAAGAGAGGCTTAAAAGTAAAACGTAAAGGCTGGAATGGTAAAAATCAGTTTATCCAGCTTGCTACTGGGATTTCCTACAAAACAGCTGATGATGAAATTGTGAATTGTGAACATGAAACAATTGGCAACAAAGCAATCGCATTTATTGGAACAAGCGGTGTACAGATGGGATGGTTAGCATCGCAGGCAGATATGTTAGCAGAGGACTGGGTGTTTGCGGATTAAAAATGCAACGCTATAAAATAACAAAAGATGCGGATATGTTGGCACCAAATTGGCTGGCTGTCCGCATTAATTATAAATCTGTAAAATTTATCTATGTCTTAAAGGACGGCATAGAAACATTGAAAGGGGTGAAAATCAATGACTGTACAGCGAAAATCGGCGACACGATATGTTTTGACGGTAAGCGGTTATCAGTAGAAAGGCGGTGATTCAAATATCTCCCCCCGGCGGGGAATGACCGGAACAGCAAAGGAGTGATGCCAGTTGATTGAAGTACATATCGCAGAGAACAGCTTGACTGTAAAAGGCCATGCCGGTTATGCAGAACGCGGCAAAGACATTGTATGCGCTGCCGTGTCGGCATTGGTGCAAGGACTTATACATTCGCTGAATGCATTGACGGATGATGTTTTTTCGTGCGATGTCCGTGAAGGATATGTAAAGCTTGAATATGAGAATCTTTCGGAACAGGGAAAGCTGCTGATGGATTCTTTTTTTATTGCAGTTACAGATGTGCAGCTGTCTTACGGCAGCCGGTACGTGACTGTTATGCCATAGACCAGAATGTGCGGGATGTCTTTAAACTCTGCATGAGAATAAGTCGGCGGACATTAAACGGGAGGTAACATATGCCTAAATTTATGAATTTGAAAAACAGATATTTTTTAACAAACCTGCAGCTTTTTGCTGATGGGGGTGATACCGGAGATGATGCCGGGGATGGTGACGACCAGGACGATGATTCAGATGATGATACGGACGAAGACGGGGAAAACGAGCCCAAATTTACACAGGCGGACATTGATAAGGCAGTCGCGCGCACTATCGCAAAAGAACGTGCGAAAGCGGAACGTGCAGCCAAAAGGAAAGAACAGAAAAACAAGAATCCTGAGGAAGTTGAAGAAAGTGAAGATGTCAAAGCAAGAAAGGAAGCCGAGGCAAGAGCCATTAAAGCTGAAACAAGAGCTGCGTGCTTCGAAGCCGGTGTTAGCAAGGATGCCATAAACGATGTCACAGCGCTTGCGCATGCGTACATGGCTGCGGATGAGGAACTTGACCTCGAAGACGCCATTGAAAAAGTGGTGAAGAAATACCCTCAATTCAAAAAGGAGGCTACAGCTTCAGGAGATGATGAGGATGGAACAAAAGGAAAATCATGGGGGCAGCGCCAAAATCGTGCGCCGAGAAAGATGTCCGGTGTTGAACAGCGATTTTATGAGTTGAATCCCGATTTAAAGTAAAGGAGAACCAATATGGAATATGTTAAATACATGAAAAGAAAATTAATGATGGATTTACAGTTTTTTGCAGGACATGAACACCAGGAGAGATATTCAAGTCTCGTTCTTGCAAAATTAAGAAAAACAGCTATTTTTACAAGTCTGTTTAATACAAATTATGAAGGGACACCGACAGCGGGGGCGGTAAAGATTCCCGTAAGAGATACAGAGGTCGAAGTCGATGACTATGATAAGACAACCGGAGGGGAATTAAAAACAGGTTCCACGACCTACAAGACGCTTCCTATTGACAAAGATAAATATGTCAACGAGCTCATTGATGGGTATGATGCGGCATCTGTCCCGGATAACCTTGTTGCGGACAGATTAAATTCCGCCGGTTATTCGATGGGCATTTCATTTGATTCCGATTTAATCAATCTGTTAGTGACAAAAGGAACAGCATCTAAAGATACTGAGGCACTGACAAAGGATACCATTTATGAATCTATTGTCGATGAGGTTACAGCTTTGAAAGAAAAAGGGCTGAATCCGACAGAGATGTGGCTGGCGGTGACGAATAAGACCTATGCAACACTCTTAAAGTCGCCAGAGTTTATTAAGGCTTCCGAGCTCGGGGATAACGTGGTTCAGAATGGACGCGTTGGTAGAATCAATGGCTTAAATGTCTATGAGACCAACAATATTCCAGCTGCGCTTAATGTAGAATATATCATCGGCAACAATGTATTCTGCCATTTTGTAGATGAATGGAAGGTACCTGTAACAGTGAATGACTTAAAGGATGGTAAGCATATCGGGGCTTCTGCGGTACAGGGTCGCCGTGTGTACGGCATGATGGTTTCAAGACCGGAGACTGTAACGGTTAAAAAAAAGTCAGCGTAACGAGGAGGAAATCCCGTGTTCGGCGTTAACGAAGAATATTATTTGAATGTATATCGCGGTGAGCCGGTGGATATTACCGGTTTTTGTGCGCTGCGCGACCGCGCGGCCGAAATCATCGAGGAAATGACGATGTATCGCGTGAATGAAAGAACTTTTCAAACATTGTCTGAGGCTGCTCAGGAACGCGTCAGAAGGGCTGTTTGCGCGCAAATAGAATATTTGGATGCTAATGGCGGCGCAGAGATGGATAACGGCAGTATGATTCAGAGTGCAGGACTCGGTAAATTTAGTTATACAAAAGCCACTGGCACCGACGCAGCTTCATCGCCGCAAATTTATTCGCCGAGAGCTGCGCGCCTTTTAGTGCCGACAGGGTTGTTATACAGGGGGCGGTGCTTATGATGGCGATTCCAAAAAGTTTATTGATTCACGACGTGATATTACATCGCGTAAGCGGGGAAGACAAGTGGGGAAATAGTACATTGGATTCAGGCATTCATGTGACACGCGTACGCATGGAACCGTCAGGAAAGATAGGCCGGGATAAAAATAATGCAGAAATACAGTTGGCTGCAACGATGGTTTATGACTGCAAAAACAGTGTTCCGAGAAATCAGGCATTTTGTATTGACGATATTATAGTCTTTAACGGTGTCAGACATAAGATACAGGTGGTTGAACCTCTGTATGACGACGGAAAGCTTCATCATTATGAATTGGGGCTGATTAAAAGTGCTTAAGATGAAGATAAGGGTTGATTCTAATATTGCTGCTTCGGCGGCAAGAATCCGGGCGGCAGGCAGCAGTGCCCTGACAGCAACCGGAAATCAGGCATTGGCAGATACAACGATGCACGTGCCGAAAGACCAGGGATATTTGCGAAACAGCGGATTATCAAACAGCAGCATGACAGCGGAAAATCTAAAATTTATTCTTCGATGGGATGAGCCGTATGCACAGTATCTTTTTTGTGGCAAGGTAATGTATGGAAATCCCACGAACAGAACGTACGGTCCGAAGAAGCTTAAATTTACGGAAGCTTTAGCGCGTATGGAATGGACAAAATATGCGGCAGAGGTCTACGGAGATGATTGGAGAGCAGTCATGCAGGCTGCATTAAGGAGAGAACTATGAGTATCTTGGAAGAATTTATGAATGTCATGACAAATGCAGCAGAAAAGCACTGTGAGCTGAGGAGTGAAATATCATTAAAAGAGCTTCCGGCCAAAGGCGGCATTTATGCCGAGGCCGAGGAAGGTTTTGTACAGAGCAGGTATTATGACAAATCAGAAGTCAGGATAGTACCGGTTCTTTTTTTATGCAGAAATGCAAGTCAGACAGAATGTCTGAGGCAGTTAGAAGCCATAGCAATGTATTTTAGCCGTTTAAGGCAATACCCAAAAGGACAGTCATTTTCATGGCTGGATGCAGAACTTGTGAAGGTACCAAGTAAAATAGGCAGGGATGAAGATGGTATGTACCATTATTCCTGTATTTTAAATTGTAAGTTATTTTTTTAGCAGAAAGAAGGTAAAGCAGTGGAAAAGATGAAGTTACAGATGTTTGCGGAAATGCTTCCGGAAAATACAATCACACCGGAATTAAATTATGAAACAGAAGCCTTTATTAACACAACGCCAGGGGAAGAAGCAGCGACATGGGCAAGCCTTGCCGCCCTTACGAAAAACATGGCCGAATCCTTAAACGAGGTTCTTTATCAGGCATCTTACTATAAAGATAAGGGATGGGGCAGTACTGAGGTCGTAGGCGCGCAGCTGACGCTTACGCTCACAGGTGACTGCAAGCCTACGGATGCGGCATATGAGTACATCACGGGAGAAGATGTCATGTATGGCTTGGGCGAAGCAAGAAAGACACATATGAAGCTGACGAAAGGCGATAAATATGTAATTTGGCCGATTACTTTGGCGAATATCACGAAGGGCAGGGGCGATTCTGCCGCAACGAACGCCCTGACAGTAACGATTCATGGCAACGGGAGACCGGTATTAGGTACAGTGGGCGCTTAATGCGTCCGCTGCTTTAGAGGAGGGTAATTATGGCTTATCAGGCGCGAAGACACCGACAGTTTGAGGAAGATTTGGAATTGCTGGACAAAGACGGTATGACGGCACATATCATTCACGTGAAGTTGGATGCAGATGATGTGATTGTTAAGCTGAACAGGAAGTATACGGCATTGACGAGGACTTTGACGGAAACGACGGCGTTAAGACAAAAGGCGCAGACCAACGAAGAAATTGAGGAGTGCTTTAGAACACTTGGCAGCGCTGTTACGGATTTGTTTGAGGCGGTATTTGGAGACGATGATGCAAAGACAGTTATTGATTTCTATGAAGGGCGGTACATTGAAATGATTAAGGAAATCGTACCTTTTATTACAGAGTGCGTGATTCCACGCTGCATAGAAATTAAAAAAGAAAACGAACAGAGCATTTTGCAGTCATACAACAGAAAACAGCGAAGGGCGATGCTTAAGCGGGTGAGATAGTGGCATTTTTAACAGAATCTATTGAAGACACGGTGTATTATTCCGGGCGATTATATAAAATCAACACTTCTTTTGATGTGGTTATTGCAGTCCAGTCTCTTTTTAGGGAACAGGAATTATCTGACAGTGCGAAATTGGGACAGGCCATAAAAATGCTTGTGAGAAATCATGTAAGGGCTTTAAAGCTGTCTTTTGGAGAACAGCAAAGGTTTTTGGAAAAGATATTCGAAGAATGTATTCGTACAGACCACAGACCCGCAGTAAGGAGGCAGGAATTTCCAGTTGTCGATTTTGAATACGACGGCGAATACATCTATGCATCATTTATGCTTGATTATGGCATAGATTTGCTAAAGGTGCAGGGACATCTTCCATGGAAAAAATTTATAGCATTGTTTAGAGGGCTTTCTGAGCAAAGCAAGATGCGTGAAGTCATGCGCATAAGAACCATGGAAGTGCCGAGGTTCACTGGAAGAAACGGGAAGCAGATACAGGAGATACAAGAGCTGAAGTCTTATTATGCACTTCCAGTACGT